GTTCTGTTTCTTCGCTTACAACGAACTAAATCAGTCTTTAAAAAAAATCGGACTATATTTAAACCGTGACCATAGCACAGTAATTCACGGTAGAGATATGATAGGCGATTATTTAGACATCAACATGAAGTTTGAGACTGCAATGCACAACAGAATTAAATCACGACTAAATGCGATTCCTGACAATTACCTTGAGGAGGTCACGAGAATATCTCCATATCTGTCTTAACAATGAGGAAGAAGTCATTTACTATTGGAGGAAGTACACAAAGTTAGGATGGGAGTTAGTATCTGTTGACGAATCACTCACGACAAGAGTAGTGTGGAAACAATATTGATAACTTTGCCCAAATTAAAAAGAAATTTGTCAAATCAAAAAGCCACAAATAATATCGGAGCTAACGCAGTCTACCTGGCTGCGTGAGTTCTGCATAAAGATTGCAGGTGAACTTTCATCAGACTTATATCAGGAACTATTTGTAATTCTATGCGAGAAAACAGACGAATGGATAGAAGAAAAATACAAGAGCGGATATTGGGAGGGCTTTGTCATTCGCATCTGTTTAAACCAATACTATGGCAAATACACTAACTTCTCAAAGAACTTTATTAGACCAATAGGCTTATATGACACCGAAGGAGTTGAGATAATAGAAGAAAACGATTCGATGTACAAAGAGGCACTATATAGCACTATTGACGACATTGTAAGTTCTAAAGAATGGTATGAGCAAAAGATTTGGACATTGTACTGTGAAGGCGATAACAAACTTGAAATCAAACCACGATCGGCAAGGAGCATAAGTAGAGCAACCGATATAAGTAGACAGGAAATACTCAGAGTAATTAACACGATTAAAAAAGAAATAAATGAAAGACTTGTTGCAAATTTTGGGGATAGCATCGATGAGCATAATTTGGGTTCGTGAGTTTGGCTACAGATTCAAGAAACCTTTATCATGTGAGTTGTGTCTATCGTTTTGGATTACCCTATTTTGGTTTCATTCAATCGAGGGCATACCATTAGCATTTTTAGCAGCAGCAAGTGCAACAATTATAAATAAGTACTTATGACGGCAATACAACAATTAATGAATGTACTAAATGAATTACATCCTAATTTGTTAAATGTACATACCAATGGCGGTAGAGAATTTGTTAAAACTTGTCATAAATTTTTGCAAGTAGAAAAGCAACAAATAATAAAAGCCTATCAGCAAGGCGTAACTGATGAACACGGTGACACAATAACATTTACAACTGAAGGCGAAGACTACTACAACTCAACATATAAATCATGACACAAGAAGAAATAAACTACATCATTACTGAAATTCAACCACACTTTACTAAATGGAAGCATAGTGGTTTTATGAGGTTAGCACCAGAGGACTCAGTAAAAGTAAGAGACATCTACTTTAGAGAGATGGGCAGACCAATGCCGACTTGCTCTAACTGTTTTGTTGAGTCACTTTATTCGTTAATTGTAAGAGCAGAAGCACAACAAGAAATTCAAGCAGCTACTATTGCAGATGATGAGCAAAAACCAAAAAGAAAGAGAAGAACAAATTAAATTTGCTGAGTATTTAGCACACAACTCTTATGTCCTTTATGACATAGTCAGAGGTGTTAGTTATTGGAGCAACGGAAAAGAAACAAAAACAACAAAACAACTTTTAAGAGAATATGAACTCATTCGGCGGAACTTGGAATAATCAGCAATGCTTTGACTACGAGATGCGTAACGGCATACATTTAGATAATCCATCATTCGTAAATATGTATGACGATGTTGTAAATGAAATCACAACTCTCTTAGATATTCGAACACACACAGATTTAGGCGGTGGAGTAGGTGCTTATTGTTTAGCAATGAAGAAGAAAGGCATTAAGACTATTTACTACGACCTAAATGAACACCACTACGAATACGCTCATGAGCGAAATGTTGCTGATGAATATCATATCTGCGATTTTACAACTAAGAAAATAAAGGCAGACTTTGTAAGTTGCATAGAAGTAATGGAGCATATTGAAGATGACAAGTTAAAACCATTCTTAGCTAATCTAAAGTGCAACTACTTTCACTTCTCATCTACGCCTCACTATTCTAACTTCGATAAAGAATGGGGACACATCAACATCAAGCCTGTAGCACATTGGGTGCATTTATTTGAGCAATGTGGATTCACTCTATTACTGGAGATGTCAAAGCCTACAAAGTGGAGTTTATTATTTAAGAAAGATGTTATTTGAAATTAAATTCGCTGAGTGGATTGCTGAGAATCATTGGACTTGCTGCGATGAACACGACTTCATTTACTATTGGTGTTCTGAAAGCAAAGGAATGTCACAAGTACCAACAGATTTACTCTTTGATATTTTTTTAAATGAAAAAGCACGTTAAGTAATATGGTAAATATGATGTATATTTGTAATTATGAAATGGAAACCAATTACAAATTATGAAGGTATTTATGAAATATCTGAAAACGGAGATGTAAAACGAATTGCTAAAACAAATAATCAATATGGTATGGGGCATATATTAAAACATAATATAATTAATGGTTATGCTCATGTTCAATTGCATAAAGATTCTAAAGTAAAAATCATGAGAGTTCATAGATTAGTTTCAATGGCTTTTATTCCAAATGAACAAAATAAACCTCATGTTAATCATATTGATGGTAATAAATTAAATAATCACGTTTCAAATTTAGAGTGGTGTACTCCAAGTGAAAATGAATTACATAAGCATAGAGTTTTAAACAAAACGCATCGTATTTATACTTTGACTACTGAACAAATTGATAAAATAATAGAACTAAGACACGAAGGCAAAAGGTTACATGAGTTATCATATATGTTTAAAGTCCCAATTGATACAATACATAAGCTTCTAACTAAAATGAATATGAATACAGGGTATAAAGGAATGTTTAATGGTAGAAGTAAATTAACTGACAATCAACGTAAAGAAATAATTGATTTATTTAATAATGGTCTGAAGTATACACAGATTGCTGAAAAATACCAAGTAACAGTAAATACAATTAAAAGAACTATTAGCAAGTTTCAATATGCGTAAACATACTAAAATCTACATGGATTATTTTGGCTACGATATTTCTGATTTTATACCTTGTGAAATGTGTGGGCAGAAGGCAGTAGATATTCATCACATAGAAGCGCGTTCAATGGGCGGCAGCAAAACAAAAGATACAATAGAAAACCTACAAGCATTATGCAGAAAGTGTCACATGGAATTAGGAGATAAGAAAGAACACAAAGTCATGATGAAAGTAGTACACCAAGTTAAAATGAACGAAAGAAAATGAAAGCAACAATAGAATTTGAACTACCTGAAGACCAGGAACAATATAACTTCGCTAACAAAGGATTTGACTACTTCTGTGTGCTATGCGAAATCGATGAGTTTCTACGTCAGAAAATCAAGTATAGCGAACTTGAAGAAAAAGAATATGCCCTACTTGAAGATACAAGGGAGCAACTAAGACAGATGCTATTTGAAAGAGGGATTAACCTATGAAATATACTAAAGCAAACGAAACTAAAAACTATCATATCAAAGTTAGATTAACAGAGATGCAAAAGAATGATTTAGTTAGATGGGCATACAATGAAGACAAGACGATTACTCAAGTTGTTTTGGAAGCAATTAAAAGTAAAAATAAGAAATTCCCAATATAATATCTATTGTGACTTTTATGTACCCATAGGTACAAAATACATCGGATAATCATCGGTATGAAATTAGAAAAACAAGAACACGGAGGAGCATTGGTTAGACCAGAAAAAGGTCAAACTGCAAACCCTAACGGCAGACCTAAAAAGTTCACTACTCTGATGAAAGAGAACGGCTACTCACTTTCTCAGGTAAACGATTCTATTCAGGTCATAATGTCAATGGACGAAAAGCAAATAAAAGACGTGCTTAAAAACGATGAAGCGACTATGCTTGAAAAGACCGTTGCAAAGGCTATAATAAAGAGCTACGAGAAAGGCTCACTCTATTCAATGGACACTTTGCTATCAAGAGTATACGGCAAACCAAAAGAATCAGTAGAAGCAACAGTAGAATCGAAAGTAATAAATGTAACTTTAAACTTAGATTAATGACCGAAAAAGAAGCAATCATTCTACTGATTTACTACAACGATTGGAGAAGAGGCGAAGAAATAGAAATGCCTAACCCAACGCAGATAGGAATAGCACTTGACACAATTATAAACGAATATTTTAAACGAAATGGAAACAACTTACTTAGGTAATGCCTGGTCAGATGACTACGGCTTAAACGTCAGCATCAACATTGAAAAACTAAACGAAGCAATTAAAAGCGGAAAATTAGAAGTAAACAAATACGGCGATGTACGTTTGCGTGTACAAAAATTGAAGCAACAAAACGAGAAGAGCAAAGCGACTCACTCTGTAGCAGTGCCAAAGCCAAAAGTAGAAGCACCGTTTTAATGAGAGTAATTTGTCTACTTGACGGAGCGAACGGCGTATCTTTCCACCGATTGTATACGCCTTATCTTCGTTTGCAGCAAGATCACGACATTACCGTAGATGTAAGTCTGAACCACGAAGATTGGCTAAACTTGGACTATCAGCAATACGATTGCGTTATATTCAATCGTTGGTTAGGACGCTATCAGTACAACATTTTACCGATCCTTGCAAAGTACAAAGTGCCTTACATCGTTGACCTTGATGACTACTGGGTACTTCCGAAGTACAATCCAGCGTACAAGTTTTACAGAGCATATATCAAGGATGGGGTTAAGAACGCTTTGACCTATGCCGATGGCGTACAAGTTACGACTCCACAACTTGCTGAAAAGATAAAGGAGTTTTACAAGGGCGACAAAATTACGATAGCTGAAAACGCAGTAGACTTCACACAGGCTCAATGGAACGTAAATAAAGACCATACACCTACTATCGGTTGGGTTGGTGGAATAAGTCACGTTGAAGATATAAAGTTGTTAAGTGGTCAAATTAGACCAATTTGTGAGAAGTACGGCTATCGCTTTATAATGGGTGGACACCACGAAAATAGTAGAATGTGGGCAGAGATGGAGAAAGCTATAACAGGAGAAAGCCAAAAGAACCGCCCAAGTTGGTTTGAAACGAGAGTAGGGACAACTCCCGATAAGTACGCTGAGATTTATTCAGAGATAGACATCTGTTTAGCACCCTTGACGGCTCAGACATTCAACCGCTACAAGTCAGAGTTGAAGATAGTTGAGGCTGCTGCATGCAAACGACCTATTTTAGTTTCAAGTGTTGAGCCATACACGAACCACAAAAGTAACTTAGGGGTTTTCTTTGTGCAGAATAATGATTGGACTACACCGTTAACACAACTGATAGAAAGTGGTAAAAGCAAAGAGGTAGGATTGATAAACTACAACTACTGCAACGAGCATCACAACATCCAAGAGATTAACAAAAAGAGAATAGATTTGTTACAGAAAGTGTGTAGACCATAACGTTGACGCCAACAATATGGTATCAATTAGGTGAACCCAACAAGATGATATGCAAATAAACTACAAGCGACCATTTTTAACGAGTTATCAGAAAGCCATCTTAGATAGTCCTGCACGTTACACAATTACTGCAGCATCTACTAAGACTGGTAAAACTGCATCTCATATAATTTGGTTGTTTGAACAGAGTTTGGCATTAAAAGAAAATCAAGCTGTTTGGTGGGTTGCTCCAGTGTACCAACAAGCAGAGATTGCATTTAGACGAATGAAAGCACAGGTAAACTCTCGTGACTTCTTCCAGAGCAATGAATCTAAACTTGTACTCACTACTCCGATAGGCTCACGGATAGAGTTTAAATCTGCAGAGAAACCCGATAACTTATACGGTGATGACGTTTATGCAGCAGTATTTGACGAGGCAAGTAGAGCAAGAGAAGAAAGTTGGTTTGCTTTGCGTTCTACGTTGACTGCAACCAAAGGCAAGTGTAAACTAATCGGTAACGTCAAAGGTAAAAAGAATTGGTTTTACAAGTTAGGAGAGAAAGCAAAAGGAGGCGAACCTAATCTTGAATACTTTAAAATCACGGCTTACGATGCAGCAAAAGAAGGCATCTTAGATGTAGAAGAAATAGAACAGGCAAAGCGTGACCTACCTGACTACGTTTTCAAAGAGTTATACCTTGCTGAACCTGCTGATGACAATTCAAACCCTTTCGGGTACGATAATATAGAAAACTGTATAATTCCTACCCAAACGGGTATAGTTACGGCATACGGCATTGACTTAGCAAAATATACGGATTGGACGGTGATAATTGGACTGAATGAACAAGGGAATGTCTGTCACTTTGAGAGGTTTCAAATGGATTGGTCACAGACAATGACAAAGATTTCTAACTTAATCGGAAACACTCCGACCTACTTAGACTCTACTGGTGTTGGAGATCCAATCGTTGAGCAGCTACAACGTAAACACCCAAGAGTAATGGGCTTTAAATTTACATCTCAGAGCAAACAACAACTTATTGAGGGCTTAGTAATGGCAGTACAACAGAGGCAAATAGGATTCCCTGACGGGAACATTGCGGACGAAATGCGTAACTTTGAATTTGAATATTCCCGAACAGGAGTAAAATATACCGCACCACAAGGACTACACGATGACTGCGTAATGTCGTTGGCGTTGGCGTGGGATTGCAAACAACACAACAAGAAAGGATTATTTTTTTATGCTTAACTGGAACAATATTACAATCAAAAAACTACAAGAGATTAACGAGATAGACAAGAACTGCAACCCTATTGAAAGAACGGCATGGGTTGTATCTATTCTCACAGAAACGCCCTACGAAGAAGTAGAGCAATGGACACTTGACAAATTAAAGTCAATAGACTTGACATTTCTTCAAGAGATACCAAAGAGCAAATTAAAGTTTACCTTTAAGCACAAAGGCAAACGATATAGACTCGTTAAGACTGCAAAGGAAATGAAGGCTCACCATTTCATCGAATTGCAGGAGTTAATGAAGAAAGACACTATTGAAGTGCTGCCTGAGATAATAGCTTGTTTGTCTTATAGCGTGAATATCTTTGGACGCAAGAAAGAAGATGACTATGAGCAAAAGGTAAAAGACTTTGCAGATTTACGGTTGGTAAACTTCTACAATTATGCGGTTTTTTTTTCTCAACTTTATCCGAAGTTATTAGAGGCTACCCTAATCTATTTGAAGGAGAAGGAAGCGAAGATGAAGGAGATGCTTTCGGATGGCTTGGACTCATTGACCGATTAGCAGGAGGCAAACGTAATGAATGGGATATCATTCTTAACTTGTCATTAAAGGAGTTTTTGAATACTCTTTCGTTCCATATAACGGTAAAAAGACAACAACAGAAGAGACTTGAAAAGGCAGCACAACAAGGTTTTGAATCTTATGTGTGTGCTTGTTTAAATGAATTGCTCTGATTTGGGACACTTTGCCTTAAAAATTATTTAAGTATAGATGGCTTTAAGTTTCAAGCACCAACCAACATCAGGCACAAGTTTTCTTCCTGCATACAACGACAACATTTATGTCGTTTCAGAATCTGCCTCAGGTACATATTCTCAGTTCAACTTTAGATTCAACTGCGTGATTCAGGACTACGGTGGAGGCACACCGTTTTCTATCACAATGCTCAAAGCACCTATTTACTACAATAGTAATAACAAGGGCGTTTTTAACATTGGTCGTGTCCTTGAAAACTATGTAAGCTACGATTGGGACTACAACGATAGTGCAGCAAGTGGCTGCAATAATTCAGTTTTTGCTTATACTTCAAAGTTTGGCTACGAGTATAGCACAGGGGCAACGTCTCCGATAGTGTTATCTACAGGGGTAACTAATGAGGGTGTTAGAAAAGTTTGGAACGCTGCTTTAACGCCTGAAGAGTTAATGAACTATGTCGAAGGAGACTACAGAATGGCGACGGGCTCAACTGCAAACTTCTTAACACACAACCTAAATAAACGAATACATATTGATCAAAAAGATTGGCTTTATGCTCTTCACGCTGGTGTACTTAATAGTTTGGATGTTGTTTTTAGTCCAAGTGGTTCTACGACAATTAGCGGCACGGCTCAGGACATTACTCGTTTTCCGATTGGGGCAAACATACCAGGTGGCATACCTATTGGAACAAAGTCCTACACTATCACTCCTAAGAATTCAGCAGGAACGACTGTAGGAAGTCCGTACACAATTACCATTGATGACCGATGTAGCAAGTACGCCAACGTAGATTTATACTTTTTGAATCGTTTAGGGGGTGTTGAATCATTCCGATTTGATATGCTGAGACGACAGAGTGTAAACTACAATCGAAAGTCTTACAATCGAAATCCATACACGTTAGACAACACGGCAATCACTTACACTTACGACTCAGAAAGCCATTGGAAAACTGATTACTACACAGACGAAATTACTCGATTTACTTTAAACTCTAACTTTATTACAGAGGCTGAAGCAGATTGGTTGAAGGAGTTAATAGGAAGTCCTTATGTTTGGATGTATGACGGCACACTTAAAGCGGTCAACATCAGGACAAGTGAGTACGAAAGAAAATACCACGTTAACGACAAGGTGTTTAACTTGACCTTAGAAGTTGAAGTAAGTGCAATGGACAAATCACAACGCAGATGATAGAAATAATAGCGGAAGGCTACCAATTAGAAGTAGGGGGTGACTTACAGATTCTAATAACTCGCCAAATAGCGGACATCAGAGAGCCTGAGAAAAGAAAAAGTGATTGGTCAAAAAGTTTTACTTTACCTGGCACGAAAGTAAACAACAAGTTCTTTAATGCTTTCTTTGAGGTTGGCAAGTCAACCATCGGAGGAAACATTCAGCAGATATCCGATTTCAAGGTAAACAAGAAGGCTCAATGCGTTATCATAGCTCACGGCATGGAGCAACTCAGAGGATTCCTGAGATTGACTGAGGTTACCGTAAAAGGAACAAACGACATTGAGTATGTGTGTACGGTTCACGGTGAGACTGCTGACCTATTTACCAATATAAAAGACCTTAAACTATCTGATCTTGACTTCAGCGAATACAACCACGTTTTAAATAGAACCAATGTCATAAATTCTTGGGACACAGAGATTATAGTTGACGGAACAGGAGTGACATTTGAAAAAGGCAGAGGCTATGTTTATTCTCAAATGTTTCCAAAAAGGGAAACCAAAGGATATAATTCTAATGAGTGGTCTGTTGCTGACCATACACCTTGTTTGTATGCAAAGACCGTAGTAGACAAGATTTTTGAAAATCAAGGCTATTCATATACAGGAGATTCTTTTTTCAATAGCGTAAGATTTAAGAACCTAATTATACCTTACACAAACTATGGTTTTAAGGTAAGTGACGCTGACGTAACTGATAGAATGTTTCGTGCTCAGGTTACAGGTGCTACTACTTTAGACACCACAGGACAAAATGTTTTAGGAGATACATTACCAGCTTCTAACGATTCAACAGGAGGCAATTTTGACAACGGTAATAATTACAATCCATCAACTTACAAATACACCGCTCCTGCATCAGCACGTTATGAATTTTATTTGTATTTAGACGCTTCATTTAATATAACTATTGCAGACGATTCAGCAGCTTGGGCAAACTTTGCAGTTGTTGTAGATGGAGTATATACTTCTCAAATTCAGATTTTATCAAAAGTTTTATCTAATCAGGTTGTATTTGATGACACAGGAGTGGGTGCGGCAAATGTAATTGATGGAAAACAAGTAGAAATAAACTTTACAGGTTGCTATGTTGAAGATCCGTCAACAGGAGGTTTGATATTTCAGCCATCATTAAGTGTAAATAATGGCACTTATTGGTACAATTTAAGCACTTCAACTAACCTTTTTTATAATAAAATAGTTCCTTTTGAAAGTTTCTTTGTAGGTGATTACACTCAAACAGAACTCTTGACGAATTTCATCAAGATGTTTAACCTATATATTGAGCCAACACTTGATTCAAAGACTTTAAGAATTGTTCCAAGAGATGACTTTTACTCAGGTTCAGTTGACTATTCACAAAAGTTAGATTATTCGCAACCTTATGAGATTGTACCTTACGGAGACTTACAAGGAAACCCTTACAAGTTCACTTACAAAGAAGGCAAAGACGAAGAGAACGAAATTTACAAAACTCAGACGGCTCAAGTTTACGGTGAACGCACCTACAGAATAGATAACGATTTTGTAAAGCAAGAAAAAAAGATAGAGGTTTCATTCGTCCCCACTATGATGACTGAGGACTTTGGAACTCGTAGGTTCTATTCGATGTGTACAACACCCGATGGTCAAATAGGTGAACTCAGAGTCCTTTATTTCTATGGTGCTGTAACTGTACCTTTTTACTATCTTTACAACACAGGCGGTAAAACACCAGGAGACATCATCGATAAGTATCCAATGACGCTGCACATTGACGATACGGCAGACATGAATTTTGATCTGAACTTCGGAATGCCTATTTATGTCGACACGAAGTTGGGCATTGAATACACGAATCAGAATCTTGTCAATCTTTACTATTACAAGACGCTAACAGAAATAGCAGATAGAGATTCAAAGATATTTAAAGGGTATTTCAGAATCACTCCGAAGGATTGGCAGACAATGAAGATGTCAAACCTTTATTTTTTTGAGGGGCAATATTGGAGACTTCAAACGGTTACTGATTATAACCCTTTAGTTGACGACGTTTATGAGTGTGAGTTTTTACTGGCTAAATACTATCCTCCATTTTCACGCACAAAAAAGCAATTAGGCTTTTCAGATGCTATTAACTCTGGGGGTGGAGCAGAACTCATTCCATTTGGCAATAAAACCAATAGCACAGGCTCTTCAACTCGCGGAGTATACGTCGGAAATAACACAGGAAGAGGAGGTGAAAACGTAGTAGTTGGAAATCTAAATGCTATAGGCGGTAGTCACAATGTAGTTACAAGTTCAGAGCGTGTTGTAATTCCTGACAACTACGAAAACGTGACTGCATTAAGATGCGATAACTACAACGTGCCCTACACAGAGAGGCTCTACATTGAAAACTATCCATGTTTGGGAAGTTGGATGTCGGGCGGTAAAGTTGTGACCATTGTACATTCAATGAGTCCGTATTTAGCGACTTCTGAAGATTGGCTAATACTGTGCAACACTTCTTCTGGAAATATAACGGTAACTCTTCCAACACCAACGGCAGCAAATAGCGGAAAAATGTACACTATCAAAAAGACTCAAAGCAGTCACTCGGTAACAATAAACGCAGGAGATGGCTCTATACTTTTAGATGACAACACAACACTTACAAGAAATGCAAAAAATAGCTTTGATCAAGTTGTATCAGATGGCACTCAATATTGGGTAATAACAAACTAAAAAAATGGCAATAGAAACCGCAGTAAAAATAGACGTAGATGTTAACGGCATACAAACCGTACAACAGGCAGCAACAGTATATGAAGATTTGGGTGATGCGTTTGCGAATACCCAGAGAGAAGCAGAGAAATTAGCCTTGCAATTTGGTATAAACGATGACCGAACAAAAGAGGCAATTAGAAGAGCGGGGGAATACAAAGGTCAACTTGAACTATTAGACCAAGCCATTGACGCTAATAGAGGAGGTGCAGACCAATTATTTAGGTCAGTTCAAGGACTTGCTGCAGGATTTGAGATTGCTGCAGGTGCTATGGCTATTGTAGGAACTGAAAGTCAAGAACTTGAAAAGCTACTGATTAAGGTTCAAGGTGCTATGGTATTAGCACAAGGCTTAAAAGACCTTAATGAGTTCAAAGGGGCTATTATTGGAATTGCTACTAACATAAAGAACTTCTTAATTCCTGCATTTACAGGAATGAGAAACGCTCTTATATCAAGTGGTATTGGTGCAGCAGTTATTGCAGTTGGTGCGTTAGTTGCTAATTTTCTTAGATTAAAAGAGGCATCAAAACAAGCAGCAGCAGCACAGAAAAACTACAACGATCAATTAGCAGGTTTAAGAAATGAACAAAAACTTATATTAGAAGGAGAAAGAGCAGTAGTAGAAGAAAACCTATCAAATACTCAAAAGAAATTAAAAGCAGGTCAAGCTGCTTTAAAAGAACAAGTTGCAAATGATAATGCTTATTTTGAAGGTTTAAGAAAATTAGGTATAGATGCAAGGGATAGCGAAATAAAAAGAAGGAGAGATAATATCAATGCACAAAAACTGCAAAATGAACAATTATATCTTGAGCAATTAAAACTTGCTCAGCGTTTAGAAGAACTCAAAAAACAAGAGGCTAAATCAAATACTAAAGCAGTAACTGAAGGCAAAAAAGAAGAAAAACAGGTTGTTAATGAATATGAGGAATGGTTAAAGAAAGAACGTGAAAGGTCTGCTAAAGCGTTAGAGGGTGTTCAAGGTCAGCAATTAGAAAACCTTGATTTCACTATATCTCAGCAAACACAAAAAATAGTTGATGCAAATGCTATTATAGTAAGTAGAGCAACTGATAATTCAGTATCAAGTATAGACCGTTTAAAAATGGGATATGACTTATTTGCTCAGGACACTTATAGCACTTTTGTAAATATCTTTGAGGCTATTGCTCAACTTGAACTTGCATTTGGTAACGAATCAGAAAAGAGTCAGAAAAAAGCATTTGAAATAAGAAAAGGTCTTGCATTAGCATCTGCAACTATTTCCGCAGTTGAAGGTACAATAAACGCATTTAAAACCGCACAAGATTCACCCATTACGGCTTTCTTCCCAGCATATCCATTTGTTCAGGCAGGTATTGCAGCGGCTTTCGGTATTGCTAAAATTCAGCAGATTAGAAATCAAAAATTTCAAGGCGCAACAACTCCACCAACAGGTTCAGTTCCAAGTACAGGAGGCAATCTAAATACATTTACCGCACCGACTACAAGACTTCCACAAGGCCAAGACATTTTGACACAAGAGAGAAGAGTTTACGTCTTAGAAGGTGACATCACAAGAACACAACGAAGAGCGGCGACTAATCAGAATGTAAGCGTGTTAGGTGGGTAAACTAAGCCAAAAAACAATAAACAATAATTATAATAGAATGGATTTGCCAATTTACAAATTAGTAATCAATCCTGAGGATGAAACAGGTGTTGAGTTCGTGTCACTTGTGACTAACCCTGCAATAGAAAAAGACTTTCAATATTTCAATAAACAAGAATTCTTCAACGACTATCCTAAAGCAGCAAGTCAAAACGCACAGAGAGGAATCAATCTAAACGAGGCTATCGGCAATGAGTGTGCAACTTTAGTAGGCAAAAACAGAGCAAGGCAATTAGTTGCAAACGAGAATCTCTCTATTGAAACCATTAAACGCACCTACTCTTATTTGTCAAGAGCTAAAGAATACTATAACCCATCAGACACAAAAGCGTGTGGAACTATCAGCTATTTGTTGTGGGGTGGTGAAGAGATGCTTCGTTGGACTGAACGCAAGTTAGAAGAGTTAGAATTGAGCAAGGCAAGAAAAGCAAGATTTGAGATTCAGAACGAAGAGAAGCGAATCATATCAGGTGCTGCAATGATTGCAGATTTACCTATTTATCGTTACGATGATGTAAGGGGTGAATACTACGTTGTATTTGACAAAGAAACTATTTGGGAGATTGCTAAGAAATGGGCAAGAGGCGACAAATACGATGCAGTAAATATTCATCACGACAAAGCAGTAAACGGACTTTCTCTTTTAGAATCATTTATCGTTGACAGAGAGCGTGGCATTATGCCTCCAAAAGGTTACGAAGAAGTTGCTGACGGAAGTTGGTTTTTGTCTTACATCGTAAACGATGAATCAATATGGCAGAGAGTAAAAGAGGGCGAGTTCAAAGGTTTCTCTGTTGAGGGCTTCTTTGACTTTGAAGAGACCGTTGAAGATAAGATTGCCAACGCTATGATGAAGAAGTTAAAAAGAGTGTTGGAGCAATGGGACGGTAAAAATTGAGCCAAAAAAAACAAACCACTAATTATATATAAAATGAATTCAAAAGAAGTAATCCAAGAAATCAGAACCTTGTTAGGTTTCTCAGAAGAGAAACAAGAG